TATCAACAAAACATAGTTTAGGAGCAGTCTTTGCAAAGACAGATTTAGTTCCAACAAAAAACATACCAGATGCAGGATCTGTACCACAAATAACAGATGGAGCACCATCCCATTTGGTTTGCATGAACCCAGCATTCTCTTGGTGTCCAAGCATTTTCCTTAGTTCCTTAAGAAAACCAACAGCAGCTTTACATCCCTCAACTCCATAGTTGAGCATCTCATCCTCAAGATGTTCTAAGTGTTTTAGTTGAGTTACGTTTGCCATTAGGAGATCTTAATGTATGGTGCAGAATTATCAGAAGCAGATGTTGCATACAAATACATTCTGGTAGTTATCTCGTCACGTTCTGCTGCTGATCCATTCATCATCCTATCAACAACTTCAAGACCAATGTACTTAGCAAATTTCCACTGAGGTCTCATCCCAGAAATTTCCGACAAATTAACGGTTTCATTAGGACCCATAACCGCAGTCTTATTTCTACCAGCAAGTGTAAAGATTTTTCTATCAAGAGCACTTCCTTTAGAAGCAAGAGATACTGCTGCAGCACTAGGGTATTCTCGCCATACCCCATTGCCCTTGCCGTAGACCGATTCCATGATGTAGTTCATGACTCCTCCACCTATCTTACCATGCTTTGCAGCAGTTCCCATAACTTCACCCTGCCATGTCTTGCCTTCCGCATCTGTTGCTCTGAACTGGACACTGACTCCACGACCCGCCACGTAAATATCCATAGATCCCATCAGAGTTTTTGATCCTACACTCACAAATGGTTTCTTTACTGTTAATGATGCTCTGGTAAAATTATGTTCTGTTAGAGTTGCTGCAGTAGATGTTACTTTCTTCAGTGACACACCAATCAATTTCTTTTGTTTGATCAGATCTTTCATCACCTTATTAATACCACCTTGGAACATCATTTCATCTGTAATCATACTAGTATTAAAGCTATGATCACACATGTAGATATCAGCAGGTGTCCATTTATTGATGTTAGAAAATGGTCTACCATCTGCTGCATTCACTTTCTTGAAATGATTTTCTACTGTGTTAACAATAGAAGTTCCTCTATGAAATTTAAACTTGGTGTTCCTATACTTGGTTGCACCATATAATTTGTTTGCTGTTTTAATACTTGATTTCATCCAAGCAGGATCATTCATTATGAACTCATGTATTTTACCTAGAGGTTCATCTGTCTCAACAGAACCAGATACTGCTTCTAAATCTTCTAAGGTTACAATATACTCAGGATCAATATCCTTTCTTAGTGAGTATCTGTATGCTGTCATCCAACATGCCGCTCCTTCAAAGAGAGCAGTTGCATCAGCACCACCACCAGATCCTTTGTTGCTACCGAACTGTGTGGTCTTTTTAATTTTAGTAAAGGTGATATCAGCAGAAATATTTTTCTTTGCTTGCTTTTTAATTTCTTTTAAAACTTTCTTGCCAGAATACTTTGATGCAAAATTGTTTTGATTAGATTTATCAGGAGAATCAAATGCTAGTTTACCATCAATAACCTGTTTCATGTCCGCAAGAACAGCATCAGATGTCATGATAAGTGCTTTGCCACCGCTCTCAACTTCTATGAGTTCTCTATTGACAATAGCATCATAAAGGACACGCAAGCGAATGCCACCACCTGATGGTGCATCCTTGCCGTAATCCCCCATAGTCATTGCTGCCATAAGAAAAACCTCCCGTCTAACTATTTAGAGGGGAGGTTGGTTGAGATAATCTTTTTCATTTTGGTAGGGATGCGTTTGTCCTGACCATATTTTATATCCTTCATGCACTTCTGGCAAGAGCCATTGATCCACACGGTAACAATACTGCCAGTTGACTGGTTGAATACAGTTTACAACCACGACCTGGAAGAATGCTACCGTATGGATCCAGAGACTAAGCATCTGTTTTTTCTGGTGCTTGCGATGGAACTACAGGATCACGGGATCTATTCTTGATCACGATAAAAGCATCTTTATTATATTTACGAGTCCCTTTAACAGGTGCCCATTTTGTACCAGCACCATCAATCATATAGACAGAGGTGCCACCAATTTCAATGTGAATGTCATCACTAGGTTGCCAACCCAATTCAGAGATAGTTTCCCAAAGGTCTTCTTGTGTAAATTGCATCAGTGGTGATCAGAAAAATGTTTATCAAGGACTTCAAGACGTTCTTCTTCATGTGCAATGATATCAAGTTGTTCTTGAATTGCACCGAGAACATCAGGGTGTTCGCCAATACCTACAGGGTTGTGTAGGTATACTTCTACGTTTACTTTTGCTTTACTGATATTGCCAAGGGCATTATTCTTCAAAGCAGTAATAGTTTTTTCTCGTAAATTACAAGACATTAGTATAGAGCCTCCTCCATTTCAGATTGTACAATCACATCAGATGTAGGGTACGAAACACACAAGAGTGCAAAACCTTCTTCAATCTGATCATCATCTAAGAATGATTGATCTTCTTGATTGATAGTACCACTCACAATTTTACCAGCACAGGAAGAACATGCACCAGCACGACATGAATAAGGAAGATCAATACCTGCTTCTTCAGCAGCGTCTAGGATATATGTGTCATCAGCACAATCAAAAGTGGTTTCAGTGCCATCAGGTTGTTTGATAGTTACGTTCATCGGTCGTTAGCTTTACGGTTTTCGGAAAAATAAGAATCAAAAGTGCCAGCAGGATAACGCTTAGACAACTTTTTAATGTTAGTATCTAGCACTTCTTCCATGCTAATACCCAGTGATTGTGTTGCTTGGGCAACATACCACATGATGTCACCCAGTTCGATAATCAGGTGCTCCCTGTTGTCTTCGTTCCAGGGTTTGCCTTGGAAAACCATTTTCTTAATGATCTCAAGGAATTCACCACCTTCAGCATTGATCCCAACACCACTAGTAAGGAGACGCTCAATATTGGCACCCTCACGATCCAACTCGCCAATACGATCAGCGAAATCAACAAAGTTTGTTGAAGGTTCTGAAGTAACCTGAGAAACAAACTCTTCATACTTACTAAAATTAATCATACATTCCACTCAGCAAATTTAGATAGTCGGTTTTGTGTGTCAGCAAACTGCTGGAAGTCCTCACCAGGATCTTCATCGTTGATGCTGATAGCAGAAGCATCATCAGCAACATCATACAGCTTCATTTTGGATCTGTCAATTCCCACCATGAATTTTCGTGAGGTAACAAGGTCTGAGTATCGGTTCTTAAGTTGTTTGACCATGATGCGACCCTGTTGTTCCAACTCCTCAGTAGAGATAAGGGCAAACATAAAATCAGCAGTGGCAGGTAGACCAAAAGACTCAGAAGTATCGGTAAGATCTGGATCACTATTGCCAAAACCACTACGAGTAGTCTGAGTGGCACTAACAATAGGGACCCCAACTTCCACAGCAAGACCGCGAAGCTCCTCAGCAATCGCTTTGACATACGTATAACTGTTGACAATAGCACCTTTGTACCTCACACTTGCACAGATATTAAGATAATCAATGAAGATGATGTCTGGTTTGAAATCTTTCTTCAACTTGAGATCACTCAACAGTGCCTTAAAATGTCCAGCATGTGCAGACGCTGTTGGATACTCTTTGATAATAAGTTTTCCCTGAGTCTTGCGAGCGATCTCCTGTACTTTACTGGTGAAGATCATCTCAGGCAAATCTACAATGTCCTTGACACCTACATTCAAAAGGTTTGCGTCAATTCGTTCAGCAATTTTTTCCTCTGCCATCTCACATGTAATATAGAGTACGTTGTGCCCTTCTGTGAGTGCGGCACCAGCGCAATGGCACATGAATAGAGACTTGCCGACGCCCGTTCCAGCAAGAGCGACATTGAGAGTCTTGTTAGAGAGACCACCTTTGGTAATGAAGTTAAACTTCTCCAAATCAAATGGGACTTTCTCTTCTTTTCTGTGATAGAACTCATAACGCTCTTCTGCTTGCTCCGTGTAACTGTGTCCAATGTGTTCATCAAAAGATACTGCTAGTGCTTCTTGTAGAATGCTAGGTATCGCATCCTTTGATATCTTTTTATCGCCTCCATCTGCGATCTGGATCGACCGCATAAGGGCGATGTAGATCGCTCTGTCTTGACACCACTTTTCTGTGGCGTCGAGAAGCCATTCGTAGTCAACCCATTCGTCCGTGAGATCGGATACTGTCTGTACCGAATCTTTGTACGCATCGTCAGTAAGGTCATTACGATTTTGGAGATTAATTGTAAGGACTTCTTTAGTAGGTACTTTATCGTACTTAGAAGCGAAGTTAGCAATCTCCTCGTAGACAATCTTCTCATGGTAGTTCTCATAATATTCTGCTTTGAGAAAAGGAACCACCTTGCGATAATACTCCTCGTTATGTAGGAGATTTCTCAAGATGGTTGTTTCAATACGCTCAGTTGCCATAAGAGAATTCTTTCTGTGCTGCGACTTCCAGTTGTTCCATCACTTCGGGGGTGAAATATTTTTCGGGATCAGCAAGTACAGCAGAAGGATAAACGGAAGATTCCCCAATAAGAACCCGATTGCCGTTCTTCCCGAAGACTCCGTACTCGATACCCAGTTCCAGTAAGCCGTAGTATTTGTCAAGACCTCGCTCGTCGAAAAATAGACGTGTTGCAACTTTACTCCCTTCGATGGTTAGACGAGATTTCTTTGCCTCGCATTTGATAATGTTACCAACAACTTCCTTTTTACTATCGCGTTCTTTACTCTTAGTAAGATAGATGATAGTAGAAGCAGCGTACTTCAGACCTGTGCCACCACCCATTTCTTTGGTGGGAACATAGGAACCAATCACATCATATGTATGGTTGGTCACAATCATAGGCACCTGAGCTTGTCCAAGTTTCAATGTTAGCACACGGAAGGCACCTTTGATCAACTGACTCTTAGTCATGTCACGGACCTGCTTGTCATTAGCAACGTCTTCCATCTCCTTGGTGGTTGAAAGCATACCAAGAGAGTCTAGCACAAACATCATAGGTACACGCTCGTCCTTGGGTTCCTTGAGATACTTGTCAAGGATCCTACATGCTTGTGTCCTAAATTCTTCGATGGTAGCAACAGGCATGATAATCATACGCTTAGAGTCG